AGAAAAATTAAAATATTTTCATTCAAATCATAAAATACCAAATATTATTTTTAATGGACCAAGTGGATCAGGTAAAAGCACAATTGTTAATGAGTTTATTTCATTAATTTATGACGGAAATCGTGAAAAAATAAAGAATTTTGTAATGTATGTGAATTGTGCTCACGGTAAAGGTATTAAGTTTATTAGAGAAGAGTTGAAATTTTTTGCTAAAACGCATATTTATTCAAATGAAGGTAATACTTTTAAAAGCATTGTATTATTTAATGGTGACAAACTAACAATGGATGCTCAATCGGCGTTACGGCGCTGTATTGAATTATTTAGTCATAATACACGTTTTTTTATTATTGTAGAAGATAAATATAAACTTTTAAAGCCAATATTATCACGTTTTTGTGAAATATATATATCAGAACCGGAATATAAAGGTAAACAAATAAATTTATATAAATACAATCTTGAAGAAACATTTAAACTAACAGACATTAAAAATCAAAGAGATGAATGGTTAAAAAAGGAAATCAATAAATCTATTAAAGAAACAATGACTATCGAAAAATTACAAATATTTGTAACTAAAATATGCGAAAAAGCGTATAACGCATTAGATATAATAAGGTTAATTGAAGAGGAACATTTTGGTTTAGATGATAATAAAAGATGTGAATTATTAATAGCATTCAATAAAATTAGAAAGGAATTTAGGAATGAAAAATTATTAATAATGTTCATAATGAATTTTACATTTATTGATAGTAAAATGTGTTTAGAAAATATGACATTTATATAAGATTTATCATTTATATAAGTATTTTATAAATTATAAAGTATTTAGAAATTAGTTTAAATAATGAAAATAATTAATATTATATTTACATTATGGATGACTTCAATGTTAGTTCGTTACACGAATCAAAAAATGAGTGGGGAGCACGTTTACTTACTATTTTAACACCATTAATTATTGAAGGATTTAAATCTATTTTTGATGAATCATATAAGCTATGTATTGATAATAATGAAACTGAAAAATATCTTATGACTTTTCAAAACTTTATTACAAGAATTCCTAAATGGAATAGTACAATTATCGAAACTGAAAGAAAACGAATTATTGATAGAAGTGGATGTTCTTATTTAGAAGAATTAGTAACGTGTATTCATATTATTCAACTTAAATTACTAACAGCAATGCGTGTTGGAAAAAAACAAAAGAAAATTGACATTAATATACCAAAACTAGATGATTTTATTCATAAATGTTATATAAATGTGGCGAGAAAAATGTATCAAAATGTTTATCTTTTTGAATTAAAATGTCAACCTCTTCAAATTCAAAAAAACAATAGAGAATTAGAATTAATTATTCAAGAATGCATTTTAAACGCAGTAAGAGATAGTATTCCTCTTGAAAGTATATTAAAGGCATATATGGATGAAACGGTTGAAGAGGATGTTATTGAAGAAATTAAAGAACAACTTTTCGATAATCCAATAACTTCCGAAAAACAAGCAATTTTCGAAAGAAAGGGAGAAAACAATGTTAGTTTAAAATTTAATGACGTTGATTCAGCTATTAGTAAAAACGGTAAAGAAGAACTTATCGAAGCCCCAAAAACAATTGAACGACTTGAAGAAATAAGCGCATTAAGAAATATACAAAGAAAAATAGAGGAGGAAGAAGACGACGAAAAACTAAAAATCTCAAATGAAGATGTATCTTTAGATAGTTTAGACGTTCAAGTAATTAATCCTATTTCTCAAGAAATAAAATTGGATACAGATCTTTTGTTTGATGATATAGAAATTTTAGCATAAAATGCGGAGGATACCCCCCCGCACGCCCCCATTTTAAACAAAAGATAATAAAGTATTTGGCTCCACCTTTTAAAAGGTGGATAAATGCGTTATTTAATAAGAAATCTAAAAATATATAGTAATATGGACAATATATTTTTAGCAGCAGGAATAATATCTGTTATTTTTTTTATTGCTAAATTCTTAGAAATGCAATATGTGGATAAAGAACCTAAACCTCTTAAAATTTTAATTAGAGATTCTTTGTTAGTTTATATAAGTTCTATACTTGGTTGGTTTGTTTTAGATCAATTGAAACCAGTAATTAATGATATAGATATAAGCACAACTCCATTGGCATTTACAGATAATCCACCATTTTAACAACAAACAATTAACGACCAGTCCATACTTTCACAAATGGACTTATAATTTTTCGTTGTTTTATATCATTATCATAATCATTATAATTATAATTAAATGCTCTTGGAGATTTCATTATATCACCAAATAACGAATGTATTTTTAGTAATCTTGGATATTCTTGACAAAACAATAAACCTAAAATTCTTTCTAATGAACATCGATCAGTTCTATTATGTATAAAATGAACTAAATTACTTATTCCATATTTATGTTCAATTCTTTCTAAAAATCCCAATTTTATATAACACTGACCACCAAAACATAAATTAAACTTGTCGTCTGAAAATCCTAAGTTAATTACTATTTCTTCCTTTTTATGTATTTTCTGAATTAATACATTATTATTTTTTAAACCATATGTTATACGTAAAATATTATGTATATTTTCTTTGTCATAATTATGATGCCATAATGGTAATACAGGGAGTGAAAATTTGTCGAATAAAATCTTTTTATGAATAAATAAACTATCGTGTATAATAACAGCATTAGGAAACCATTTATATTTTAAATAATAATAATATGGTAAGAGTTCTCCTCTTTGTGGAAATTCGGATTGGATAATTGTCAAGTTTTTATAATCAAAGTCAGATTTAACAAACTCTTGATTACTATTATCATCAATAATAACAATTTGTCTTAAAGGATATATACTTCTAATAAGTTTAACTGATTGATTCCAATATTTATTTGTTATTTCCGAATTAACATGTCGTGTAATAATAAATCCATAGTTTGCCATAATATTATTATAAATATAGATAATAATATTTTTATTTTAATTATACATTTTTTACAATATTAACTAACAATAAGATGGAAATTCATCAATATTTATAATACTTTCGCTTTTAGGAATATTTTTAAATGACACCAAGTATTTACTAAATTCATTACGTTCTAACTGAGATTGAGGTGTATGATTATGAACACAACGTGTAATCATTTTATATAATTTAAAATCTGGATAACGTTCATCGCCATTATTTTTATATAATATATTCATACCATTATCATCAATACACCACTCGATAATTAGTTTAACAAATGGGGAACAATCCTCAATATTTTTAATCATTGTAAAATCATCAACTACATAGTCAAAAATAGAACAAGCTAACCTACATAAATCAAAACTAAAATTGGGTTCAAGTCGTGGTTTTTTATCGTTAAAATACGGTTCAGTATTATATTGAGTTGCTGCGTCGCCTCCTATTTGAAAACTATCACTGCAAAATATTTTACCATTAAATTTATATATTGCGCGTCCAAAATCAATTAATTTATATATTTTTCCAAATGTTGGTACTTTATAATTTTTTTTCTTATAAGTATAATAAATGAATTTTTTATTAGTAGAAATATACATTATGTTGTTAGTATGTAAATCATTATGAGTAAAGGAAAACATTTTTTGATAAGTGATTAATATCATAATAATTTGCATTAATGCTGAAAATAATTCATCAGTTGTTAATGTATTATTAATAATTAAGTCATCGAAAGTATTTTTACAATTTTCCATACATATAACTTGAACAGGAAATTTGGGGATTGTTAAAAAAATAGTTTCTTCTTCAATGGTTGATGAATCTGAATCTGAATCTGAATCTGAATGTAATACTTCATCCTCATCCTCATATTTACAGTCTTTAAGATCTTGTAAGCTTTCTGAACTCAAATTTTTATATTTTTTAAAGTCTTCAATTTCTTCTATTTTTTCAAACTCTTTAAAGTGTTCAAAGTCTTCTAAACCTTCTAAACCTTCTAAGCCTTCTAACTCTTCTTCGTCATCTTGTGTATGAGATGTTCTTGATGAACATGTTGATCCTGATTTTAAACTTTCGGATTTATGTTGATTAGTTACATCAAAACAAGAAGAATTTGTAATATCAATTAAATCGACACCCACATTTTTAATATTATTAAGAGATAATAATTGTTCATTATCGAAAATATGTTCAAATATATTATCATCAAGAGATTTAATAGATAAGTTTGATTTTAAACTTGAAGAAATTTTCAATGGTTGTAATTGTTTAATTTCATCATTACAAATCAAATGCGAATAATCTTCAACATCAAATAATGTGCCTTTATGTTTAATAAAAAATTCAGATTGGATTAAATAATCAAGGTCGTCGATAATATTAATTTTATAGTTATTTTTAATTGCTAAAAAAGAACCGTAATAATCAAGACCGTGTATAAATTGATGTTCATAAAGAACCTTACTCGTTAAAAATGAAAAAAATCCGTCAATAAATGAAGAATTATTTGGGTCAGAAATTTTAGGATGAACTTTGGTTGATTTGTCAAATGACGGTAAGTTAAATAAATTAGGATCATTATAATTATATTTGCCAACTAAGTATTTAAATGGGTCTAATAATGGGGCCATTTTAATGAAAACTTGTTGCGTATTATCAATATCTTCTCCATTAATATCAGAAATATTTTTAAGTTTACAATTAAATATGTGTTCGTTATTGTAATCTTTATTTTTTGTTTCTTTAATATCAAATATTGACCATTGGTTATTTAAATTAATAGAATTCCAATTAGTATTATTTAATAAAAAGAATTTATCATATATAGGAATATAATTTTGAACATTGCTTAAATTAATATTTTTGTTAGTTTGAAACTTATTAAATAGATTAACATTCTTTCTTTTTTGATAATTTACAGAAATTGTCATTAGCTAATAAAAATATTAATTTAAATTATATTTAACTTATTATTTTATTAATCCTTAATGTTTCATATTTTAATAATACTCGTAAAATATTATTAAATAATTATGTGCGATATATTATATGAATTTAGAATTAAAACGGTTTGATATGAAAAATATTAGTTTTAAGCCTAATGAATCTAAAGGACCAGTTGTTGTATTAATAGGTCGTCGTGATACAGGTAAATCTTTTTTAGTTAGAGATCTATTATATTATCATCAAGATATTCCTATAGGAACCGTTATATCGGGAACAGAAGAAGGTAACGGTTTTTATGGTAAAATGGTTCCAAAATTATTTATTCATAATGAATATAATACAGCAATTATTGAAAATATTTTGAAACGTCAAAGAGGGGTTTTAAAACAAATAAAAAAAGAAATGGAGACATTTAAACGCAGTACAATTGATCCAAGAACTTTCGTCATTTTAGATGATTGTCTTTATGATAACACGTGGGCTCGCGATAAAATGATGCGACTCCTATTTATGAACGGTAAAATGTTTGCCGTAGTCATTTCCAAAAAATGGCTAGTTCAATAACTTTTATTATTGAGCAACACGTCCAAATTGCGGGGACGTCTTAATTAAGAATTCAAATAGAATTCTTTGAAAGTTTATACTACTAAATTAATATAGAAATATATTAATGGCTTATGCTAACTACATAAGGTAAAGTAATAATGTATAAAATAGAGATAATCCGCAGCTCGTCACCTAAGTTCGTTAAGGTAAGAATATGGTGATAGTTCAACGACTAAATGCCCGTGGGGTTGAAAAGTTTAGCTAACTTTAATGATACCTTAAGATATAGTCTAAACCCATTCGAGAGAATGTTATGCCCATTTAAAAAGCATAAATTTAATGATTTTAGAAGGAAATGTCTAAATGAAAATGGTATTTATTGAGACATTGGAAGGTTATGTTACTTATTACAATGCAATATCCATTAGGTATACCTCCCACACTAAGAACAAACATTGATTATGTATTCATTTTAAGAGAACCATATATAGCAAACCGAAAACGTATTTATGAAAATTATGCTGGTATGTTTCCAACATTTGAATCATTTTGTCAGGTAATGGATCAATGTACTGAAAATTTCGAATGTTTAGTTATAAATAACAATTCAAAGTCAAACAAATTACAAGACCAAGTGTTTTGGTACAAAGCAGATGCTCATAATGACTTTAGATTGGGTTCAAAAGAATTCTGGGAATTATCTAAAACAATAAATGATGATGATGACGATGGAGAACAATATGATCCAACTAATGTGAAAAAACGCGGCCAAGGGCCCAAAATAGCAGTTAAAAAGAGCAAATGGTAATAATTTTCATTTTACAAGTTATTTTCATCATCATAATGGTAAGTTGCTTTTATAAAAACAATATATGCCAATCCAAATAATAATAAAATAGTAGGTCCATATATTTCAGGAGCATTATTTAGGATACCATAAATAATTAATAAGATTTGAGCAACAACATTACCTAAAAGATAAAGCCAATTAAAACTACTTGTATCTTTAGTTATATGTATAGTTCTTAAAAGAGAAGTAAAAGAAATCACATTAAACATCAATGAAATTGTTGCTAAAACACTATATTTTGCCATATATTATATACTTATAAGAAAAGTAAAGCAAAAATCCCAACACAAATATATATACTTTTAGGAAAAGTATAGCAAAAATCCCAACACAAATATATATACTTTTAGGAAAAGTATAGCAAAATCCCACCACAAATTTATAATTTATTTTAAATTATACAAATTATAAATTTTATTCTAAGTATTTTTTAATAATATTACTTTTGCTATATTTTGCTATACTTTTCCTAAAAGTATATTTCCTAAAAGTATATATTTTGGTTCTACCTTTCTAAAAGGTAGAAAAGGTAGAATTTAATCCTCTTTCTTAACAAAAGGACCTGATTTTAATTGACTTTGTCCATAATCTGTTTTTCCAACAACAATATTTTCACCTTCAAATAATTCACTTCTGATATCAGCAACAGAAATAGTATCAATATCTTTTGTATCAAATGTTTGTTCAATAGTGTTATGTCCGGCTCCAACAAGATTTCCTTCTTCATCAATATCTTGTGTGATAACATTACCGTGCTTTTCCGCATTTTTCTTATTTTCATCAATTGCCTTTTGTTTTGTTTCTTTAATACGTTGTTCGAAAGTTGTTTTAGCAACTTGTTCATTCTTCTTCTTTTCACTTGCAAGTTGATTTAACTCTTCTTCCATATATTCAACCCGCCCAGTCTTATAAGCTTCAGGATCCCAAAGAAGCCAAGTTCCAACAGGACCAACAAAAACATCAAAATCCGGATCAAGTTCTCTTACAAGTTTACAACGTAATTCAGCCTCTTCTTGTGTAGGAAAATTACCTCTTGATTTAAACCCTCTAACAGATGTTTGGAAATTATGTTTAACATTAAATTCTTTTTCGAGATTTTCCTCTTCACGGTCTAAATATGTTTTATAATCATCTTCCATTTGTGATTTTATGATGATTTCACGCTCTTCTTTAATATAAGTTTCAAAATCCTTTATAACTTCTTCAAATTGTAATTTATACTTAAATGAAA